ATCTATTTCTTCGGGATTTTTTTCCAATAGTTCTATCGCATTTGGATTTCTCGACAACCAAAACCAATCTATTTTTTCTGGATTCTTTTCCAATAAATCTATCGCATTGGGATTTTCTGACACGTAACCCCAATCTATTTTTTCTTTATTTTTTTCCAGTAAGTGTGTCGCATTTGGATTTAGAGACAAATAACGCCAATTTATTTTTTCGGGATTTTTCTCCAATAAATGTATTGCGGTCGGATTTGATGACAAATAACGCCAATTTATTTTTTCAGGATTCCTTTCTAATAAATGTATTGCATTTGGATTTAATGACAATTCACACCAATCTATTTTTTCAGGATTCCTTTCTAATAAATGTATCGCATTTAGATTTCGTGACAACGGTCTCCAATCTATCTCTTCTTTATTTATCCAATCCAATAATTCATACACCCACATATTTGATTCACAGGTCATGTCTTGTTCCATTCTTAATTTTATTTGTGTTCTATTCGATACAAAAGATATTCTCAATCAATTTTTATGATGTATTATTTTTTGATAAAATTGAAGTGTTTCCGCGTAGCGGAAACCTTAACTTTATCCGCCCTGTGGAAATTGAAGCGATAATTGCGTCAAAATAATAAAAAAATAATGACTACTATCTAATTTTCTTGTTCTTATTTGTATTGCGGTTTTATTCTAAAAATCATCTATGTCTCCACCTATTTCTAAAAATCTCTCCAATCGTTTCGGATGCATACACTTCATCATCAGTTCTTCTCTTATCACATTCATTCTTTGATACAAATACTTGTAATTCATTTTTTTCTTGAATATTGACGGATTGTAATACAGATATATCCGACTTACTCTATTTCTATATTTTTCTATCAAATGAATCGCATTTGGATTTTTTGCAACCCATAACCAATCTATTTTTTCTCGATATTTTTCTAATAAATGAATCGCATTTGGATTTTCTGACAAATAAACCCAATCTATTTTTTCGGGATTCTGCTCTAATAAATGTATCGTATTCGGGTTTCCAGACAAATAAACCCAATCTATTTTTTCTGGATTTTTTTCTAATAAATGTATCGCATTTGGATTGAATGACAAGTAATCCCAATCTATTTTTTCGGGATTTTTTTCTAATATATGTATCGCATTTGGATTTTCTGTCAAGGAATGCCAGATTATTTTTTCTGGATTTTTTTCCAATAAATGAATCGCATTCGGGTTTGTAGACAAAACATTCCAATTTATCTTTTCAAGATTCTGCTCTAATAAATGAATCGCATTTGTATTACTTGATAATCCACACCAATCTATTTTATCCTGATTTTTTTCTAATAATTTTATCGCATTTGGATTACATGATAATCCATACCAATCTATTTTATCCTGATTTTTTTCCAACATTTGGACCGCATTTGGATTCATTGACAATCCATTCCAATCTATTTTTTCTTCATTTAACCAATCCAATAATTCATACGTCCAAACATTTGATTCGCATTGTTGTTCCATTCTTTATTTTATTTGTGTTCTATTTGATACAAAAGATATTCTCAATCATTTTTTTATGACATTTTTAATTTTTGATAAAATTGAAGTGTTTCCGCGTAGCGGAAACCTTAACTTTATCCGCCCTGTGGATAAAATTGAAGCGATAATTGTGTCAAAATAATAAAAAAATAATGACTACTATCTAATTTTTATGGTTTATTTATGATTTACGTTAAATATGATACACTTTCTTACGATAAAAGTATTCTCCGTGTGTTCCGTCTATTGTCGTTCTATCTCGTATCATCTTACTCATCTCTTTTTTAGAAATAGTTCCTTCTGTATAATTAGCCACGGCATCAAACAAATCATAATGAGTGACTAATATATTTCCATGTAAATCACACTTTTCGATTTCATTTTTACGACGTATTTTTGTCATCGCACCTTGACTTTTTAGTCCAATCCCGTGATATCCTTCTCCTTCTTCACCTCTATAATCATCAATATAATCAGGTACTATGTACTGCTCTCGGTTATCTAAATAATATTTCAATTCACGACGGTGCAGTTCTCTATCGACCCCCATTCCGTTTCTTTTTCTCCAGACCAGATATTCGTCTAATATGACTTCAAAAATGACCTTCCTTCTCGGAGAATAATCACAACACATATTAACGAAAGCTTCGTCTTCTTCGTCCGGATAATACAGATTTTCGATTAAAACGTATCTTAATTTAATACCGATAATAGCATAAACAGGTTTTCCGGTTTCGTATTCTATCATCAACCCTTTATCATAACGTCTTTCCAAAAATAACAACAACGACTGTATGACATCTTCATTTGTAACCCGTGAGTAAATCTTGAACGCTCCTTCTATGTCTTTTACGGACACACGGACATCACCACGAACGATGCAACGGTCATTTACGAAATTCATAAAACCTTGTTCCATTCTTAATAATACTGTGTGTTGTATCGATACGAGTATCATTTCTTAATCAATTTTTTATGATTTGTTATTTATTGTCTTTATTTGATACAAATGATGTGATATTTGTATCAAAATATGAAAAAAATAATGACTACTATATTAATTTTTATGGTTTTAATATTTTACACTTTCTTACGGAAATAATAACTTCCTGAAGGACCTACGATTTCTTTTTTGTTTTTTATTGAACGACTCAATTTTGATGTACTCATATCAATCTTTAATTCACTTAACTGCATTACGGCGGCTTTCGCAATTGATTCGTGGATGTCCAATACACCGCCCTCCATATCACAACGCTCTATTACACAACCAGTAGAAGATGTTCTATGATGTGAAATATCACTTGGAAATGCCAATCCATAATATCCCTGACCTGTGCCTACATTTGCCCAAACCGTCTCGGCTAATAAATACGGACAATCTTTCAAATATTTCTTCAAGTTTTTCTCATCATCAATTTCTTCGGGTTTGTTCATATTTCTTTTCCAGTTTTGATACTCTGTAAATAGTTCATTGAAATGTTTCGTCAATCCAGGACCAAATACACATCTTGCGAATATAAAGGTTTCTTCATCGTGGCTCACCAGATATTGTTTATTATATTTGACATCTTTGAGTTTTATTCCCATATATCCGTATAATTTTTGGTCTTTGTCTTGAAAATGTAATTTCTTGTATTTGTAACTTCTATCCAGAAAATCAGTAAACGCAGATGATACTTTTCTTTTTGCTTTTTGTGTGTGTATCTTATACGCCCCTAATATATCTTTTGGTAATACTTCAACATCGCCCCTTACTATACAATGTGAACCGATGAAGTCCCTAAAACTCTTCAGTAATATCGGGTCTATATCATCAAAATTTGTTAATGGCAACTGCTCTGACACTTCACCATCTTTTGGAAATACTTGAAAGTTTCCTCTTACTAAACAATGTGAATCAACGAAGTCCCTGATTCTCGTCAATAATACTGGTTCTACATCTTCGAATGTTGCTAATGACACCTGTCCTAACATTTTTATTTCGGTTTGTGCTGATGAATCACTCATTGAAACTCTATTTTCGGGTTCATCGTTTATAATGCTATTTGAGAATTCATACATTTTTTTCAATTTTAATTGTCTATCCAATTTATTAGGATTCATAAATAACTTAAAACTATTATACTCATTTACGATACAAAACTTTGCTTCTTCAATTTCTACTTGAAACACCTCTTTATCAGCGTGAAACAAATGACTTAATTTTGAGTGGACGCTCGTTTCTAATTTTCGTAATTCTTTTTCTTTTATGACAGGGTCGGCAATATCATTCAAATATTTCACTTCTTGACTGAATACAATCTTACCATTAGGACAAATAATATTAAACGGTTTTGCTCGTCTTTGTAGACACATTGAATAACCGATTTTCAACTTTGGAATTGCGGGTGCGACAATTGTCGTATCCACATTATAGATGTATATATACGGTATTGTTGAATTTGCGATTTTATTTAATTCTTGTTCATTTTGCGTTTTTTCTAAATCATCTTTTAATTCTTGGTTTTTCGTTTCCAATTCTTTAACCTTTCCCTGTAGAACATAACTGCCATTTATGCGTATTTCCTTAATGACTTCACACACCCACTTTTTGAATACTTTAGCAATCGGTTTTCTGGAAATGAATAGTATATTATACAATCCCATTTCTGTTAAGAATGACACTGATTGCTCCCCGCCTTGTGTGTTCATGCTAATCGTAATGCGTTCTGAACTATCAAAATCCTTTATAGTGGAGTGTATATTACTTAATCCTAACACAGCACCAATATCACTTGTGCGAAACAATGGGTCATTTTCCGTACCACAAATTGTAATTGGTGTGTGCATATTATTATCATTAAACGCTTTTACAATATCCATTTTTATCAAATGTCAAATGTCAAATATAGGTGTGATACAATGTCTTTATCACCTTCATAAAAATAATATTTTCAAATCAATTTTTTACGACTTCGTATAAATTAGGCAAATTAGGCACATTTTTGCCTAATTTATTAACAATTTAAGAAGGTGTTAGATACTGTCTTACACCCTTTTTCAGTATGTAACTGAATTTGTTCATTTTTGATTAATAGCAATTATATTGGTCAAATGATACGACTTCCCATAAGGAGTGAAATAGTGTCTCACACCTTATAGAAGGGCGTGACATAGTATTCGTTCTTGCGACTGGCAGATTGAACATTATATACCAAAAATAACGAGAAACCATTTTTATTTACCATTGCGTCTTTTTTACAGTGATTTGTGAGCCCTTCTTCTTGAATTTATTAGGGTCATATTCTTCTTCATCATCAGAACCGAGGTTTTTCGACAATTCCCAGAACTGTTTTGCTCCCATTTTGAAATTTGGACGCTTTTCGGCCTTATACCAGAAGATTTGGTCTTGTAATCGGTTAGATTTGCTGTTATTATTAATAACGAGGCACTCATAATTCTCCGTACAACTGTCTAAAACCGAACAAAACGCCTCAAAAGTCGGAAACATCGAGGCATAATTCGTATAAATGCGTTTGCGATTTCCCCCTATATTTTCCCTTAATATGAAAACATAATCGATATTTGTCCTTAAATTAGGGGGTATTCCAAGCGGGTACTGCATTGTTATGATCAACATTATCTTCCAGTGACGGCCGTTCATAAAGAGGAGTCGCATAAGTTTATCACGAGTCCATTTATCGTCATAAAGACAATCATCAAGAATAACAAAAGTGCGTGGGTCGATGGAAGATTTTTTGAATGTTTCCTGTTCTTTCTTCATTTGCTTAAGAACGACTTTTTGTCTTCTTAAGATATTTTCGATAATAACAGAATTATATTCATCGTGAATGAAAAGTTTAGGAACAAGTTCAGAATAAAATCCGTTACTGGCTTCAGTTCCTGATATAACAGCCCCAATGGGTATATCCTGATGAAAAAAAAGAAGGTCTTTTACAAGAACACTCTTACCTGTATCTCTTCTACCAATCATTACAATTACTGGACCTTTCGCTCCTTCTATATCTTTGGCGTCAAAAACAATACTTTTCATATCAAACTTTTTTAGTTCTAAAGAACCTGAAGACATGATATGTGTTATTATGTATTATATTATATTTTGATACAAAAAACTAATAATATGGACTTTATTGTAATAAAAATACTTCTTTATTACAATTCTTTTTTTCTTACTTTTTATCTGTTGCTCTATCCATTGATTCTCCAAATATAACCATTCTTTATTTCACCTGATGCCGATGCTTTTTTTAGAGACGTGATAGACATTTGAAAATCTTTTGCTACTTCTCTATTCGAACCATATGTCTTTATGATATTTCTTGTTCTTGGGTCAATCTGATCGACGGATTTTGCTGATTTACTGACAATCTTTTCGGGTAGTGTATCTCTTGATAGATATTCATTTTTCATTTCTTCACTACAATCCTTGTAATACTTCCAGTAATGACCACTTGAAATTGATTCCTGTTGTATAGCACGTGAGAAACTATTACACTTCATCATTCTTGCATCAATCGCTTCTTTTTGAGAAGCATAAACTTTCATTATTTTAGTTTTTGTTATATCTATCATCGCCAACAATTGAAAACCCGCCAATTGTCTTGTAGCGACTGTATCTGGAATAGTATCTGGAACCGTCTCATCGTGTCTTACAAAATACCATCTAAAATCCTTGTAAATCGTATTATTCTCAGCCGCACATTTCAATGCTGCCGGTGTTATAGTATTACCATCAAACGATCTTTCTACATCTATTGGACTATCAAAAATTTTTATAGGATTTGTTAAATCTTCTATGTTGTATTGATAAACTTTTGGAGACCGTCTTCCTGTATCTCGTTTTACCATACTAAAATTACAAGTAGTAATATTGCCTAAAATTGGGGGGACTTGTTCTACTTCAATCTCATTATTTTCCTCAATTTCTGGTATAATTACTGGTTCAATACGAACACCTTGTTTTTGAAGTTCTAAATTAATGAGCAAATTTTGATTTTGTAGCAACAAATTCTCCTGTTGAATTTTAAGTCCTTCAAGTTTAATTGCTTCTGTTTTTTGAGCGGTTTCCTCTAATTTTATAGCCCTTTCATCTCTTTCAATATCCGTATTCTGGAAATTTTTTTTGTTCTCTTGCATAATTTTTACGAATTCCTCGTATTGCTTTTTATCTACAAGATAGGTTTCTGACGACTTATTTCCATTCTTCATTTCTACAGGATAATTGAATTTTTTTATGAAATCATTATTATGTAAGAACTTTTCGAACTTTACATAATTATCAGATTGAATTACATCAATTAGTAGTATTTCTGTTGTGAAAGAATTCGATAAATTTGATTTACGCTCCTTGATTGATTGTGTTGCACCAATTTTTACGACAAGAGCGTCTCCTATGTTTTGTATCAAAAATACATATACAACATTCTTTAAATGAAAATCACTCACCAATCTTCTTTCTTTCTCAAGACCCTTTTCTTTTAAAAACTTTTTATATTCAACAAACTCGTTGTCCCTAATTTCTAATTGTTTTTTTAATTCTGTTGTTTCTTCTTGAATAACATCTTGTAACGTTTCTTCCAATGTTATATAGTATTCGTGTATTTGGTCTGCTTTAGTTGTGCTTGATTTAAGACAAAATAGTTTGAACGTTTTTACATTCATCATTATTATTTCCTTAACATTACCGTTACTCCCTTTACGAGGGCATTCACCCGATCGGGAGAATGACGTTATATAATCTTTGTCTACTATAAAATGTCGTTCCAACACTCTTTTAGCAGCGGATTTTTGATTAAAACCCAACCATTCCCATATGTTGTCCAAATCGATTACATAATCGTTTCTTTGGTAATTTAGAAAACAATAAAATGACGCAACAAATAGTTGCTGTTCTGTTTCATTGAATCTTTCCTTGATTTTGTTAAGTAATTTGCTATTGTATGTTCCGCTCAATCGTGTAATAGGATTATTCTCAATCAGTTCTACAATATCAAGAGATGCCATTGATACATATATGGTTATTATTTCTTTATACCATTTTTTAGTATTCAATACAATATATAAATGAATACTCGTGAGTATCTGTGGTAAATTGAAGACGTCTAAATAGACGGATTGAATTGTTTTCTCTGGTGAGCAAACAATTTAGCGATTCTGCTAAGTTGCAAAGCAAGATTTATCATTAACCCAAAGTGGTGAAGGAATTTCTCCATATTAAATCTTGATACTGCGGTTGCGGTAGCTCCTGCATGTTGATGTCATATTTTTACATTCCCATTCACCCATACTATTAATATCTTTAGCGTAAAAATTCGTTATAATGTATGATATTTATAAACTATAACAATTATATAGTTTAATGACTCCAGAACTATTTTTCTACATCTCACTCGCAGTAGTTCTTTTTATTCAAGGTTATTATTAATAAACATTTGTATCGATACAAAAATATAAATAGTTTTATTTAGGAACAATTCCCAAAAATTATAATCTATGTAAGATATATAACTAAATAAATGGCTGGTGCATTACTTCAATTGGTTGCTTACGGAGCTCAAGATGTATTTTTGACAGGAACCCCAGAGATTACGTACTGGAAGATCTCTTATCGTCGCCACACTAACTTTGCGATGGAGAGTATCGAACAGACATTCTCTGGACAGGCAGATTTCGGTCGCCGAGTGACATGCACAATCAGCAGAAATGGTGATTTGGCTTATCGCACATACCTTCAGGTGACTCTCCCAGAGATTAACCAGAGTATGAAGACCCAGACAGGACAGGGTGTCTATGCTCGTTGGTTGGACTACATCGGTGAGCAGCTCATCGCACAGGTAGAGGTCGAGATTGGAGGCCAGAGAATTGACCGTCAATACGGTGACTGGATGCACATCTGGAACCAGCTTACACTCTCATCAGAGCAGCAGAGAGGTTATTTCAAGATGATTGGTAACACGACCCAGCTTACCTACATCACCGACCCTCTCTTCGCCGAGGTGTCTGGCCCATGCTCTTCCGCCACTGGTCCATCACAGGTGTGCGCCCCTCGTAATGCTCTCCCAGAGACGACGCTTTACATTCCTCTCCAGTTCTGGTTCTCCAAGAACCCCGGACTTTCTCTTCCTCTTATTGCTCTCCAATACCACGAGGTCAAGATTAACCTCGATCTTCGTCCTCTTGGCGAGTGTCTTTGGGCTGTATCATCGCTTGGTGCCACATCTGGTATCCAGTCAGTCCCAATCGCTTACCAGCAGTCACTTGTAGCGGCGTCTCTCTATGTTGATTATATCTTCCTTGACTCAGATGAACGCCGAAAGGTCGCACAGAACCCGCACGAATATCTCATCGAGCAAATCCAATTTACGGGTGATGAGAGTGTTGGTTCATCGTCGAACAAGCTGAAGCTAAACTTCAACCATCCCTGCAAGGAACTCATCTGGGTTGTGCAGCCAGATGCGAACGTAGATTATTGCTCTTCTCTGGATGCTGCCCAGACGCTCTTCCGCACTCTTGGAGCTCAACCCTTCAACTACACAGATGCCATTGATGCTCTTCCCAACGCAATCCACGCTTTCGGCGGACCAGCAGAGACGAGTGGTTCCAACGCATTCATCACCTCCAACGGTCTCTTCCAGATGGCTGGAGCCACCGACAACACTGGAGTCCTCCCATCATCAGGAAACTGGGCTTTTACATCCAGCGGTGCCAGTCCAGACCTTCCATTCGGCCCACAGGACGGCAAGGCAGCAAACGGCTCATATGTCTCCGACGCTGGAACATTCGTTCTCGCAGAGACCGCACTCGACATGCATTGTTGGGGCGAGAACCCTGTTGTCACCGCCAAGCTTCAGCTCAACGGTCAGGACAGATTCTCCGAGAGAGAGGGTTCTTACTTCGACGTCGTTCAGCCATTCCAGCACCACACACGCGCACCTGATACTGGCATCAACGTATATTCTTTCTCACTAAAACCTGAGGAACATCAGCCCTCCGGCAGTTGCAACTTCTCCAGAATTGACAATGCTGTCTTACAGCTTGTGCTGTCATCTGGAACGGTCGCCGGAACTGCCACCGCAAAGGTGAGAGTATATGCCGTCAATTATAACGTATTGCGCGTAATGTCGGGAATGGCTGGCGTGGCCTACTCAAATTGAGGAACGTCCTCGACGCTATGCTTGGTATGGGTTGTATTGTATTATCTACAATATTACTCATATCATATTAAAACGATAAAAAATATATATTAATACCTATAAAAATGTGAATTAATCAATTCATACTTTTAATGAGACCAACAAATAGTGAGACCAACAAATAGTGGGACCAACAAATAGTGAGACCAACAAATTATATGTCTTGCACCTCTGACGGGTGGAGCAAGATTCTCTAACGTGCTCCTGCTTTCGGTTCAGATAAGGCAAAAATGATAATAACCCGTCCATGGGAACGACAGGTTAAAAATATGATGAATAATTGATGAGAACGTGTAAACAAGAACAGTAATTTTTCAACTAATAACAAATATCTCCTCGCTCACCAGAGAAAGCAAAAATGTTCTTCTACGTCAAAATATCGCCGTTTGGTTTCGCTATTGATAGTAGAAAACAATATAAAGAATTTATAACAATATTTACATACAATGACAACGCTTAATATAGTTGACTTAATAGAAACTAACCCGATTACAAAGCTTTCCGGAACATACAATAATAAGTTCATTACGAGAATACAAGAAAATTTTACCGAAACACAGCAAAAATTGTTTCTTTCATCGTTTTACTGTTTCTTAAATTACAATCAAACAAGCGATTTTGTAATTGATTTAGATAATATCTGGAAATGGTTGGGATTTAGTCAAAAAATTAGAGCAAAGGAATTACTTGAGCGAAATTTTGTGGTTGATAGGGATTATAAAGTTATGCTTTGCCGTTCGCAAGAACAAACCAAAAGCGGACGGGGTGGTTGTAATAAAGAGCAAATTATGTTGAATGTAAAAACATTCAAGTTGTTCTGCATCAAAGCAGGAACATCGAAAGCTGATGAAATTCACGAGTATTTTGTAAAATTGGAATTTTTACTTCAGGAAGTGATACAAGAAGAGTCAAATGAACTAAAAACGCAATTAGAACAGAAAGGAAATGAAATACTGGATATTCAAAATAAAAACAAGCTGGAGTATACTAAATTACTCAAAGAAAAGGAACTCGAAAAACAGAATATTCTACTTACTGAATATAGTAATAAAACGATTTCACTGGTATATATTATCAAAGTAAAATCGTTTATAAATGGTGAATATATTGTAAAAATAGGAGAAAGTCGTCGTGGTATAGTAGATAGATTCGCCGAGCATAAAACAAACTACGAAGAAGTACTATTATTAGATTGTTTTGGTGTGAACAGATGCAAGGATTTTGAAAATTTTCTGCATAATCATGAAGATATTAGGTGCAATAGAGTTACTGACTTAAAAGGGCATTTGTCAGAAAGAGAATTGTTTTTAATTGGAAAGAATCTAACTTATTCTACATTAATGAATGTGATAAAGGTAAATATAAATCATTTCGAACATAATGATAATGAGTTAGAAAAAATGAGAATAGAATATGATTCTTTGAAACTAATCACCGAAATTAATAGTTCTGATTTAAAAACAATAATACAACAACTTGTAAGTAACAACAAACTATTGTTAGATAAAATAGACAAGTTGGAAGATTCTAATAGGGAAATTTTGAAAAAGTTGGACAATGACACCCCTGCCCCGAAATTAACCACCGGTTTTAATACGCCACTCGTAACGCTTGGACCAAGATTACAGAAGATAAACCCCGAAACGCTACAATTAATAAGAGTATATGAAACCGTATCTGAATGTATGAATGAAAACATAAACATAAAAAGACCATCGTTGAATAAAGCCGAAGAGGAATGTACGGTTTACAATGGTTTTAGATGGAAATTTGTTCCCCGTGACCAAGACGCAAGTGTTCTTGTATCAATTGAAAAGACAAAAGAAACAAGAACACAAAATATTGGTTATATTGCGAAATTGAATAAAGAAAAAACCGAAATTTTGAATGTATATTTAGACAGGAAAAATGCAAGTAGTTTTAATGGTTATAAATCTCTATCTGGATTAGACACATGCGTAAAGAATTTTACATTATCGAATGGTAATTATTATTTACTGTATGACAGTTGTGAAGATGAACTAAAAGAAAAGTTCGTGGAAAAATATGGTAAACCATTATTATATAAAGATGGTGTCGGACAATTTGATACTAATGGAATTATGACACAAGAATTCGGTTGTAAATATGATTGTATAAGAGGACTGAAAATAAGCGACAAAACTATAGAAAAATGTTTGAATAAAGATATTGTGTACAACAGTTATTCATATAAGAGCATTGGTAGTAAATTAAAAGTCCACGACAATTAAGTAAATAAATCCGCATTTTTATGTAGAATGAAAAAATTGATTTGATTTATGTTTTATTTACAATCCATATTAACAATGACCACCACAATGACTCCTGAATCGGTATCCATTTACAAACTTCTTGACTGGATTGATATTGATAAATTAAATTGGAGAGGATTGTCACGTAATCCAAATGCGATACATTTATTGGAGAAAAATCTTGAAAGAATACACTGGGAATTGTTGTCGGGAAATCCAAATGCAACACAAATATTAGAGAAAAAACCAAGAAAAATTGACTGGAACATATTGTCTGCAAATCCAAATGCGATACAATTACTGGAAAAAAAAATAAGAAAAATTGACTGGGAAGAACTGTCAGCAAATCCAAATGCGATACAATTGTTGGAAAAATATCCTGAGAAAATAGAATGGGAAGAACTGTCAGCAAATCCAAATGCGATACAATTGTTGGAAAAATATCCTAAGAAAATAGAATGGCGGTGGCTATCTCGAAACCCGAACGCAATCCATTTACTTGAGAAAAATCCAGAAAAAATAGATTGGGAATGGCTTTCGTCAAACATAAACGCAATTCATTTGTTTGAGAATAATCTGGAGAAATTAAGTTGGGGGGGGGTGGCAGAAAACCCGAATGCGATACATTTATTGGAGAGAAATCCTGAAAAAATTTACTGGGAACTGTTGTCGGGAAATCCAAATGCGATACATTTATTGGAGAGAAATCCTGAAAAGATTGAGTGGATTACTCTACATCTCAATGACAATGGGTTAAAATTATTAGAAAAGCACCCAGAAAAAATAGATTGGGAATGGCTTTCGTCAAACATAAACGCAATCCATTTATTGGAGAAAAATCAAGAAAAAATAAATTGGTGTAGTTTGAGTTCAAATCCATCAATATTCAGGAAAGTTGTCAATTACGAATTTTTGAAAAAAAGAATGGATATGATAAGAGAAGAGTTGATGATGAAGTGTATGCACCCGTCCCGATTAGAAAGGTTTCTCGAAATGGGTGGAGACATAGATGATTTTTAGATAATTAAAAAATAAAAAATACAAATATACAATATGATGTAAATATTTCTGGTTTTATGGTTTGTTATTTTTTTTAGTGTCTCTGTTAGTAGCAATTTCTTTAGCCCGTAATTTATTGTATTCTTCAACGCCAAGTTTAACTTTCAATGTCTCTCTTTGTTTTTGTTTTCTTATCCGTCTATCTTCTTTAAGTTGTTCTGGAGTTTTTTTTTGGAATTTAGGTTTTTGTATCACAACAGCAGTATTTACATCTTCAATAGGTTCTTCAATTTTTGTATCTTCAATAGGTTCTTCAATTTTTGTATCTTCAATAGGTTCTTCAATTTTTGTATCTTCAATAGGTCTTTTTTTATTTTCAATAGGTTCTTCAATTTTTGTATCTTCAATAGGTCTTTTTTTATTTTCATTATTTTCAATAGGTTCTTCAATTTTTTTATTTTCAATTTTTGTATCTTCAACTTTTTCTGTTACAACAGTATTAGTTGGAGTGCAATTACCACACCGTCTCATCTTATCTTTTTCTCTCTCGACGACAAGACAAGGTTCACATCGTGATTTGGTATAAGATTCATCTAATTGTGTTCTGCATCCACGTTTGTGATTATAACAGAGTTTTTTACCAGCCAATTTAGTTTCATCAATAAATAATTGTAATTGATGAGAGTTACAGTATATATTTTCAACACTTCTCTTATTTTTACAACCATCTTTAGAACATGGGACAGCATTTTGTTTTACTGAAGTGTTTTTATTGATGGAGCGTGCCTTGCACTTATCGCAAGATTTAGTATCACCGTCAAGATAATACAATTTTCTGCAACCACTGCATTTTGTCAATTTAGTAAGCATATCATCAGTATAATCTTTCATATACTGATGAAATTTACAGAATTTAGTATCACCAATCGCCCCATGTATACACGAATTATCGTCTTTGTCTTTAGATAAACAACTCATTCTGTATATGTTATATGTTGTAGTAGTTGTGTTGTGTATATATAATTTTCTAAAAAGTGAATCAATTTTTTGTTCAAAGATTACTTTTTCGATACAAATCGTATAATTGTGTCAAATTATAGCATAAAATGATATAAAAATAATTTTGTATCATATAATAGAAATGGAAAATGAGAATAATGTAAATGAAGAACAGGTTCGAAGAGAACAAGAAGACCTTGAATTGGATTTAAAAATACAAGATGAAATCGAAGAAGAACGAGAACAGGATAGAAGAGAACAAGAAGACCAAGAACGAGATTTGGAAAGACAAGAAGAGTTAGACGAAGAATATGGAGATGGATATAGATGTATGTGCTTTTGTGGTGATAGAGAAGAACAAGTATTCGAAAGATAAAAATGTTCTGTTATATTTTCCGTTTCAATTAATAATCTTTCGATACAAATTATGTTATTTTGTTAAATATGGCATACTGTATCACAATTTAACATAGATATAACTTTTCAAGAGATTTCAGAAAAAATTGATTTCGATTTTCGTTTGTATCGAAATCAACACTACAAATCAAACACAAACTAACACGTAAAAATGACAAACATTCCAGAATCCGCCCCCTTCACTTACACTCTCCGTGAGTGGATTGACCCAGCGAAATTGGATTGGAAAAATCTCTCGTCGAATCCTAATGCGGTAAATCTGTTGGAAAAAAACTATAAAAAAATCAATTGGAAAAAACTCTCGTCGAATCCTAATGCGATGCACTTGTTGGAAAAAAACCCGTCAAGAATAAGTTGGAAAACGCTGTCTTCAAACCCAAATGCGATACACCTGTTGAAGAAGAACCCCCTAAAAATAAATCGTGCTGAATTGTCTGTAAATCGAAATGCTATACATCTTCTCGCAAAAAGAATCGATAAAATAAATTTGATTTACATGTATGGTGGCTTAGATGCGTTACAACAGTTAGAAAAACAAGAGAAAAAGATGAATTGGCGTTTGTTGTCAAGAAATCCAAATGCGATCCAATTGTTAGAGAAAAATATTTATAAAATAGATTGGTCAGAATTATCGTCGAATCCAAACGCGATTCATCTATTAAAGAAAAATCCTGATAAAATAGATTGGACGTTGTTATCGTCAAACCCAAATGTTTCTCAACTGTTAAATAAAGGATTGAATGAAAAATTGTTCTGGGGTTTCCTGTCTTCAAATCCAAAAGCAATTCGTCTGCTTGAGAAAAATCAGGGAAAAATTTATTGGGACTGGTTGTCGTACAATCCATCGATATTCAAGAAAACCATTAATTACAAGTTCTTGACAGCGAGAATGAATATAATTAGAGAAGAGCTGATGATGAAATGTATGCACCCGAAACGATTGGAAAGATGGCTCGAAATGGGTGGAGAAATAGATGATTTTTAGATGTATCACACAAAATGAAATGAATCTTGCTTGATGTTATTGTTGTATTAGATAAATTGGTATTATTATTATGTTATTTTGTAATTAACTTTTCGATGTATTATTTTGTGTTTTTTTACGTAATACTTTTCGATACAATTTGTTATGATGTGTGAAAAATTGATTTAAAATTTATAGATTTATGTTTGTATCACAATAATATTCAAGAAAAATTGAAAAACTAATATTACAATCAATGGCACCTGAATCTTACGTTCTACTTGACTGGATAAACAAAGATAAGTTGGTGTGGGAGAGATTGTCGGGAAACCCAAACGCGATACACTTACTGAAGAAAAAACCATCAAAAATAAATTGGAGTTGGTTTTCCGTAAACCCAAATGCGGTACATATATTGGAAAGAAACAAAGAAAAAATCGACTGGGTTCAAATTTCTTATAATCCAAATGCGATTAGTTTATTGGAAAAGAATCTGGAAAAGATAAATTGGAATCTGCTGTCTAGAAATTCAAACGGATTATCATTGTTAGAGAAATATCCAGAAAAAGCAGATTGGTATTGGTTATCTCAAAATCCAAATGCGATTCACTTATTGGAAAAGAATCCCGAAAAAATAGATTGGTGTTTGTTGTCTTCAAACCTGAATGCGATACATTTGTTGGAGAGAAATCCCGAAAAGATAAATTGGAGTTTATTGTCTTCAAATCCAAATGCGATACATTTGTTGGAAAAGAATCTGGAAAAGATAAATTGGAGTTGTTTGTCTGAAAACCCGAATGCGATACATTTGTTGGAAAAGAATCTGGAAAAGATAAATTGGAGTTGTTTGTCTGAAAACCCGAATGCGATACATTTGTTGGAAAAGAATTCCAGAAAAATAGATTGGCATTATTTTAGTGCGAATCCATCGATATTTATCAAAAAAATCAATTACAAATATTTGTATCAAAGAATGAATATGATAAGAGAAGAACTAATGATGAAATGTATGCACCCGAAACGATTGGAAAAAATTCTTGAAATGGGTGGAGATATAGATGACTTTTAGACATTGTAGATATTCTTTATGAAATAATGACTTAAATATTATGTTTGTATACAAATAAAGTGAATGACAAAAATGCCTGAAACACCTGAATTTTATGTTTTATTGGATTGGATAGACGACTCAAAATTAGAGTGGTTTGGTTTATCATCAAATCCAAATGCGATAAGTTTATTGGAAAAGAATCCATCAAAAATAAATTGGAAAGAGTTGTCTTCGAACCCGAATGCGATTAGTTTATTGGAAAAGAATCCATCAAAAATAAATTGGAAAGAGTTGTCTTCGAACCCGAATGCTATACGTTTACTAGAAAAAAATCAAGAAAAAATAGATTGGAAAAAACTGTCAGGGAATCCGAATGCAATACATTTATTAGAGCAGAACCAAGAAAAAACAGATTGGTGTGAATTATATTTGAACCCAAATGCGAGACATTTAGCAATATTAAAAGAAGAAGGAAAAACCCGTATAAATGAAATTTTAAATAAATCAGTATGTCCCGAAAAAGATAGATGGGATGCGATGTCATTGTACCAAGACAAAAATGCTATTAATTTACTAGAAAAGAATCCGGAAAAAATAGATTGGTACTGGTTATGTTTGTGTCTAAAAAAAAATACATTACCATTATTGGAAAAGTATCCAGAAAAAATAAATTGGACTTCATTGAGATACAACGATATTTCTATCCCGATATTGGAAAAAAATCAAGAAAAAATAATTTGGTGGAGATTGTCGTATAGTTCAGCAGGGTTGCATTTATTGGAAAAAAATCAAGAAAAGATAGATTGGAACAGTTTGAGTAGAAATCCGTCAATTTTCAAGAACGTGATAAATTATAAATATTTGACGGAAAGAATGAACATAATAAAAGAAGAACTCATGATGAAATGTATGCATCCGAAACGATTAAGTCGATGGATAGAAATGGGTGGAGATATAGATGACTTTTAGTTATAGTTCTATTAGAAAATGATTTAGATGTATTTTAGTATCATTATCTAAAGAGAAAGATAATGATAATGCCTTACGATTCTTATATACTTATTGACTGGATAAATAAAGATTATCTGTGGGAGAATATATTTTCTTCAAATCCAAACGCGATACAAATATTAGAAAGATACCTCGAAAAAATAAATTGGAAAAGAATCAATTACAATCCAAACGCAATACATATATTGGAGAAAAGACGTGAAGAAATAGATTGGCGTATATTATCAACGAATAAAAATGCCATACATCTATTGGAAAAAAATCCCCAAAAAATAGATTGGTGCCGTTTGTCAGGAAATCCCAACGCAATACATATACTGGAAAAAAATCCCGAAAAAATAAATTGGTATTGGTTATCTTCAAATCCAAATGCGATACAATTATTAGAAAGAAACCCCGAGAATATAGATTGGTGCCGTTTGTCAGGAAATCCCAATGCAATACATATACTGGAAAAAAATCCCGAAAAAATAAATTGGTATTGGTTGTCTATGAATCCAAATGCGATACAATTATTAGAAAAAAATCCCGAAAAAATAGAATGGGATTATTTGTCAGGAAATCCAAACGCTATTCAATTATTAGAAAAAAATCCTGAAAAAATATATTGGAGTGATTTATGCCGAAATCCCGAAGCAATGCTTTTATTAGAAAAAAATCAGGATAAAATAGATTGGTTGGCAATAAGTGAAAATCCATCAATATTCAGGAAGAATCTAAATTATAAATTTTTGAAAGAAAGAATGGACGTAATAAGAGAAGAAATGATTATGAAATGTATGCACCCGTCTCGGCTAGTTCGATGGATTGAAAATGGTGGAGAAATAGACGATTTTTGAGATGAGATAAAATATAATGATATAATACAACACCATAAATATAAATAATGAATATGATTTCGTCTTTACAATCAAATATATTTACCAATAAAAAGATTTATATCGACATTATCGATCCAACTAATTTAGTTTTATATTATAAGTTTAGTTCCGTAGATGTAAGTGGAACAACATTAGCAAATTGGGCAACCGGAACACCTGTGTTTGATGCGGTATTGACAGGAACTACAAATATAGTTAGTAATCAGTTGTCAACACTCACGTCAGGAACACGACTGAATGGAGTTCTTATAAATAGGTCTATACCAAGAACCGGATTTTCTGGTTTGTCATTTTCTTTTTGGTTTAAACCGACATTTTTTCCTGGTAATTATCCATTTTTAGCAACAATTCAAGACGCGTTGGGATACCCAAGTGGCAACAGATTTTATATTTCATTATACCCTGGAAATTTTTTGAGCATAAACGGACAAATGGGTTCGACGGGAACAACCCAAATGACTGTAAATACATTGTATCACATAGCGGTTGTTATAAAAAGTACTGGTAATCCAAATACGACATTGTATATAAATAATGTGCCACAAACCGGAAATACTTCTTATCCAACGTTTACAAATGCGTCTGGTTCTAATTTAATTAATAGAGACCCAGTTGGTGATGGATTAATCGGAACAATTGATGATTACCGTCTTCATAATCGTTCATTAACGGCGAGTGAGGTCAATACTTTATTTATAACGGGAAGAAGTGTTTAATCACTCATCTCCGAGAACAGGATAAGAGAACGTTTTTGTATGTATATGTATATATTATATATAATATATATATATATTATATATAATATATATATATATATAATAATGTCACGACTGGTATCATTGAAGAGTTTAGTGATAAATAATATAGTTTATAATAGACGTAGACCCTTTAATTTTGAACATTCAGAATGTCCAGAAGGAACCAAAGGTCCAACAGGAAGTACTGGACCGTCAGGAAGCACAGGACCTACAGGAAACACAGGACCTACAGGAAATACCGGCCCGACCGGAAATACAGGACCAACAGGAAGCACAGGAAGTTCATACACAGGACCAACCGGAACAAGAGGAAATACAGGACAAACTGGAAGTACAGGACCGACAGGAAATACAGGTCCAACGGGAAATACTGGACCAACAGGAAATACAGGTTCAACGGGAAATACAGGTCCAACGGGAAATACAGGTCCAATGGGAAATACAGGTCCAACGGGAAATACAGGACCAACTGGAAATATAGGTCCAACCGGTAACACTGGACCAACCGGAAATATTGGGTCAGATGGAAACACAGGGCCAACCGGAAATACAGGTTCAACCGGAAATACGGGACCGACAGGAAATAGTGGGTCAGTTGGAAACACAGGACCAACCGGAAGTAGTGGGTCAGATGGAAACACAGGACCAACTGGAAATACTGGACCTACGGGAAATACTGGACCTACCGGAAATACCGGTCCAACGGGAAACACCGGACCAACAGGAAATAGCGGACCGACGGGAAATACAGGTTCAGACGGAAATACCGGTCCAACGGGAAACACCGGACCAACAGGAAATAGCGGACCGACGGGAAATACCGGTTCAGACGGAAATACCGGTCCAACTGGAAATATAGGACCAACCGGAAATATAGGATCGACGGGAAATACAGGTTCAGTTGGAAATACCGGTCCAACTGGAAATATAGGACCAACCGGAAATGCAGGATCGACGGGAAATACAGGTTCAGTTGGAAATACCGGTCCAACTGGAAATACCGGTCCAACTGGAAATACAGGACCAACAGGAAATACAGGACCAACAGGAAATACAGGTTCAGTTGGAAACACAGGACCAACCGGAAGTAGTGGGTCAGATGGAAACACAGGACCAACCGGAAATACTGGACCTACGGGAAATACTGGACCTACCGGAAATAGTGGGTCAGATGGAAATACTGGACCTACCGGAAATACTGGGTCAGATGGAAATACTGGACCTACCGGAAATACTGGACCTACCGGAAATACTGGGTCAGATGGAAATACAGGACCTACCGGAAATACTGGACCAACAGGAAATACTGGACCAACAGGAAATACAGGTTCAGTTGGAAATACAGGACCTACAGGTGCTACGGGTGCTACGGGAAATACAGGACCTACAGGAAATAGTGGGTCAGATGGAAACACAGGACAAACCGGAAATACAGGACCAACAGGTCTTTTAGGAAATACAGGACCAACAGGATTGCCCGGTTCAACAGGAGAAAGAGGTTCAACAGGAGAAAGAGGTGTATCTAACACAGGACCTACAGGAAATACAGGACGTACCGGACCTACTGGACCCACAGGTAGTGCTGGACAAAATGGTAGTACTGGTTCTACAGGTCCAACTGGTAATAATTTCGCTACAGAAGTATTAGCATTACAGGTATTAACATCACAATTATCATTATCGAATAATACAACTGTTCTATCTGGAAATTTTGTTGTGAATGGGTCACACGACATTGTGACATCTGTTGCCCTGACAAATAAATTACTGAATCACCCCGTTCCGGTTTCGGGTTCTTTGGCAGGTTCTTCATTACCAGGTTTAAATTTTACGTGTTCGGGAAGTGGGGTGTTTGTAAGTGTCTGTGGAGATGGTGTGACACACACATCATCTGACTATGGTGTGTCATACACATCAGACGTTCATGACAGTGTCACATTCGCTACTGCGATTTCGTCTACAGGTAAATATCATTGTAGCGTATCAACAGGTGTGCCAAAATCGTGTATTAGAATGTCGTCTGATAATGGTTCTACGTGGACTGAAACAATTATCCCAAACTCAGATTACAATAAATGGTTGCAAACGGTGGTAATTTCTCGAACTGGTAAATACATATACTGTGGTGGTGGTGGTGGTGGTCTGTTTGAAAGTTATTCGTCGAACGATTTTGGCGTTACGTTCACCATTGGTGGGTCGCCATTGAATAGAACATCTTCAACTATAACATCTTCAGGTTTAGTAATTTCAGTAACGGATACAGGATATTACTACAGTACAAATCTTGAGACAGGCACTAACGATACTTTAATAGATAATCGTGGTGTTATAGATGGTCTTTATTCGGTTTCTCATAATCCTTCTGGGGATGGTTGGATTTCAGTAAGTCCAAACGGTTTTATTTACAATCCAAATTCTTCAAGTCCATTTCCGGGTTCTGTTCTACAGACAACACCAGAGATATTCGAACAAGTTATATATGGTTATGAAGGGAGAATATGGGCGCGTTCTACTACGTCGGTTTACACAACCAACAATATGGGTGTTTCATGGAATAAAATTTATACAGGGTTGGTTTCTGGAATGTGCCTATCTGACGGATTGTCTACACTATACTTACTTCTTCAAAATGGAGACATTGTAAGGCAATACCGAACATTCCGTCCAACAATAAATGTATTTTCCGGTCCGTACAACATTTTCAATTCGGCTATTACGACTTTCAATAATTTCGGTTCAATAATGACACCGCAATCAATTTCGTTGACACCTGGAATATATCAATTCTATTATGGATTTAAGATGGGAAGTTCAGGTCCTGTTGGAATGTGTACGAACCAAAACATATTATGGGGTCTATCCTCTACAGAAAGCGTACCCAATCAACCATTTAATCACTTTAGTAAAACAGATGTATATAGCATAGATAGCTCAGTTCCATCAACATGGCAATCATTTAATAATTCAATAGTTATAATTTCAACTACATATTCGACAGTAGATATTAACGCAAAACTTATGAATTTACCATTTGGCGACCCAACTGATACGTATCTTTATGATTCATTTTTGAATGTATTCGCAATAGGTGATGTTTAATCTCTCATCTCTATTTTGAGTAATCAACCGTTTTTGGTTTTACCAGTAGAAACTCAATAACGAATCGTGGTTAGAAGTGGTTTATGTTTTCAATGAAATACAATTACACATATATACAAATATACATATATTTTTGTCACTATAAATATATAACCAAAACAAAATGTCACGAGTTGTAGCATTAGTGTCAACCACAAAAAAGAAGCATATATATGGTCGGGTAAAAGAAATGAATTTTAGAATGAGCACAATAGGTGCAACACAAGGAGGAGATACAGGAACCATAGGAGGAATCGTAGAAGGGACCGTAGTAGGTCCATATGGTATATATGGAAGTCATGGTGCAACAGGCGAAAAAGGAATGACCGGATTAATAGCGGTTGTAGGTTTCACAGGACCGTCCGGAAACGCCGGTCATCAAGGTTATGATGGTCCACAACCCGAATTTATCGGTCCTACAGGACATCAGGGTGATTCTGGTTATACGGGTTATAAAGGTTCGAATGATAATCAAGGAATGTTAGGAAAAACTGGTGATATGGGTGAATCCGGAACTACTGGTTATAGTGGAGATACAGGACTTACAGGTGATTTTGGATTCGTTGGCAATAATGGTTTTATCGGGGGGTCTGGCGGTTTAGGTGAAAATGGAAAAAAAGGGTTTCCTGGTCCTACAGGTTTTAACGGAAACGACGGACAGCGTGGTGCGACTGGTGTGGTTGGAATAACGGGAATGAATGGGGGTGTTGGGTTCACAGGAGATATTGGATTAAATGGAGTTACAGGTTCAGTTGGAATTACTGGAATGAATGGGGGTGTTGGGTTCACAGGAGATATTGGATTAAATGGTGCTACTGGTTCAGTTGGAATAACGGGAATGAATGGGGGTGTTGGGTTCACAGGAGATATTGGATTAAATGGAGTTACAGGTTCAGTTGGAATTACTGGAATGAATGGAGGTGTTGGGTTCACAGGAGATATTGGATTAAATGGTGCTACAGGTTCAGTTGGAATAACGGGAATGAATGGGGGTGTTGGGTTTACTGGAGATATTGGATTAAATGGAGTTACAGGTTCAGTTGGAATTACTGGAATGAATGGAGGTGTTGGGTTCACAGGAGATTTTGGATTAAATGGAGTTACAGGTTCAGTTGGAATAACGGGAATGAATGGGGGTGTTGGGTTCACAGGAGATGTTGGTTTAAATGGACTTATTGGTGCTGTTGGATTTACGGGAATGAATGGGGGTGTTGGGTTCACAGGAGATGTTGGTTTAAATGGACTTATTGGTGCTGTTGGATTGACAGGTCCTACCGGTCCAGAAGGACATATAGGTGGTAATGGACTAACAGGACACGATGGTGCTGTTGGAATAACGGGAATGAATGGGGGTGTTGGGTTTACCGGAGATATTGGTTTAAATGGAGTTACAGGTTCAGTTGGAACAACGGGAATGAATGGGGGTGTTGGGTTTACCGGAGATATTGGTTTAAATGGAGTTATTGGTGCTGTTGGATTGACAGGTCCTACTGGTCCAGAAGGATATACAGGTGGTAATGGACTAACAGGAAACAATGGTGAAGGTTTTACAGGAATAACAGGTTTCACAGGTTTGGTAGCTGGAAAAGCAAGTGCGGGTAATACTGGAGCTACTGGTTCTGTTGGAGATTCACCCCCCGGAGTAGATGGTGTTACAGGTCCGGTTGGAAGTACAGGCCCACGTGGAGATTTGTATGCTCTGGAGATTAATAATTTACAAATTCTTACCGGAAAATTATATAAAACTAACGACACGCTTGTTCTTGATGGAGATTATGTTAATAAAGGCGATTTTACAACAATTACTCAAACGAAAATTGGTAATAGAACATTGGAATATCCGGTTCCATCTAACGGTACGCTTTTCGGAACGAGTAATCCTGGTGCTAATATGATGTGTTCTGCGGATGGGGGATATGTTAGTTTATGTGCTAGTGGTTGTGTTTATGTTTCGAAGAATTTTGGAAACACTTTTACATTAAATACTTTTGATAGTGTTATTTATGCTATTGCTGTTAGTAGTTCTGGTAAGTATCAGTGTTGTGTGTCGACAGGAGTTCCTAAAGCGTGTATAAATGTCTCGAATAATTTTGGAGTGACTTGGACCGAAACACTTGTCACAGGTTCCGCTTATGATAAGTGGTTGACTTCGGTAACAATATCACCATCTGGTAAATATATTTACTGTTCGGGTGGTGGTGGTTCAATTATGACGAACTGGTCATCCAATAATTTTGGAGTTACATTTTCTGCGGGTGGGTCCTCCCAAATTAAAACAACATCTTCAGTCAATGACACGGGTAAGGTTGTTTCCATAACTTCGGTCGGTAGATATTATATTACCGATTTAGCTGTAGCAATAACGGAACTCACAAGGGGGGTTTTAAGCACAACCACAGGACAATATTTTGTTAGCATGAAACCTGTAGGTCCGGGATACGTGTCGGTTGGTCCAGCAGGATTCGTTTATAATCCATTACCTGCTGGAGGTGTCGCTGCTTTGACGACACGAACAACACCCGAAATTTTCAAACAAGCCCAAATAATCTTTGGTGATAAAATATGGGCTCGTTCAAGCAACACAATTTACACTTCTACTAATTTTGGCGTTTCGTGGACAAAAATATACTATTCTCCTGTGCCAATTCGAACCATGTGTATTACTTTCAATTCAAAAACTATGTATATTCTATTAATTAATGGTGATATCATTAGAACATCAATATACTTACCTCCAACAAGAATTATTGGTTCCAAAACTAGTTTCATTAACACATCTCAGTATGGATTTCTAAATTTTGGTCTTATAGCAAGACCGATATTTTACACTATGCCGATTGGTAAATGGATAATCACTTATGGGTTTAAATTGGGTGCGTTCGATACACTTGGAAATTGTGTAAATTCATTGATTCAATACGGTATTGGGACGACGGGGGGACAATTTGAATACTCGTCTAACTATTCAAGATATGGTATTACATTTGGTGACTCGTCAACTTATCAGGTGTTTTCAGACACTTTTATTATGGAAGTTTCATTTGCACTCCCCATTGAACTACATATAAATCTTCTAAATTCACCTGTAGGTGGTCCAACAAATACTTTTGCTTACGACAGTTTTTTGGAAACTAAATTCATTTCTATGTAAACAAACCCGAAGAAAAAAAATACATCTAATACATAATCATCAAAATCTATACATATATTTTAATTCACTTATACATCTATTTTATTTTACTTATACGTGTATAACAAACAACTTATACGTGTATAACAATCATTTAGAAATCGTTAATCCATGAATTTAGTTTCATGAAATAATCATCATCTCCTCCATAAAAGATTCCAATACTGTTTTCATCGAAGAGTTCGTTCCATATAACAAACTTCTGGTTTTGCGGTGTGACGTTGTCTCTGCAACAATCCAATTTTTTTTTAAGGAATGGACTCAGACAATACGCATATGATATTGACACATTAAGTGTTTTCAACACACGCTTATATTCTTGAATCATCACCATATACGTTTGTAATTTGTCTATAACGGATCCTTCAACGTTTTGAAATTTTTTCTCAAGAACTTTTAACACTAATGTACCATCATTCTTCTTTATCAAATACGCTTCATCGGGGTTTCTATGCATTTCTATACCGTGATTATTCCGGAAGTATCGTTTAAGGCCGCCTTGTGTAAGATAAATACATTCATGAGATTCATATTTTTTAGTTAAATATCCGTTAGTATGTACAAATCCATTTTCTAATAGTGTTGGTATATTGCAAGTGACTGCTTCCCATTGCTTACCATTTAAATTTGTTTGCTTTCCACCAGCACCGGTTCCTTTATTCACCACATTTACTTGAGATTCTGGCAATTCTGGTTGATTCATCATTGTTTTTTGCGTCTGCTGTTTCTGTTTCTGTTGTTTGTTTGTTTGCTTGTTTGTTTGTGATGCTTATAATCATATTGTCAATTTCCAAATCAATTTTTTCTCAAATTACTGGAAAAGTTATTTACATTTTGCGTCTCTTCATTTCTTCGGAAAATATTGTGGAAAATTCCTTCACAAATATATTACACATATCGTCTTTCTTCGTTTTATTGTTGGCAACATTTTCAAGACATTCAATATAATATTGTGCGTAACATACAATCTTTTCATTTCCGCTTTTACACTCTAAAATTTGTTGTAATATTTTTTTCTCGTAATCCATTATATTTATTGATAATCATATGTTTTTATACTGTTTAGAATAAAATTGATTTGATTTATAAAAAATAGTTAACCACACAAAAATAACAACCAATTATTAACATTCAATAACAAGATGCGTCTTCATCATTTTCTGGTGGAAGAATTAAAAAATTGGCTCTCAATGGACGAGTTGAATAATCTATTCAATACGACAAATGAAAATAATGGATTCAAAAAGGATTATTACCACTGGAAACTAAATTTGAGGTCTTCACTCAATTATTACACAAATCCTATCTTTCGTAATCTGGTAAAATCCAAAGTCATAAACCCATCGAAACAATTGACTCTTCGATTACAGAATACTTTTGATATTGACAGGGTTTCAGATAAAGGATTAAAAAATGTTATGGACGTTTATTCGATCAATCTGAGTAAGACAAAGCAATTGACTAATCAAGGGGTGAGATTTCTCGGTAATTGTCATACTTTAGATTTAAGTGGTTGTGCTGGTATTACCGACGAAGGACTAAAATTTCTTACGAAATGCCATACATTAGATTTGAGATGGTGTATCAATATTACTGACGAAGGATTAAAATATTTGGAAAATTGTAAAATATTGGACTTAACAGGTTGTGTAAATATTACGGACAATGGAATTAAACATCTTGTCAACTGTATCTCATTAAATTTATCATTCTGCACAAACGTCACTGATGATGGATTAACTTATCTATCCGTTTGTAAAAAGATAAACCTGAGTTGTTGCCATGAGATTACAGATAAAGGTCTTGAGTTTCTTTCAAAATGTCATAATGTTGATTTGACAGGTTGTGATGAAATTACAGATGATGGTATTAAACATCTAAAAAATTGTGAAAAATTAGTTTTAAGTTTTTGTGACCAAATTACCGATGATGGACTTCAATATCTATCAAATTGTCACACATTAGATTTAAGTTGGTGTTATAAAATTACCGATGATGGTCTTAGATTTCTTGGTAACTGCCATACGTTGAATTTGAGTTGTTGCTCGGAGATTACCGATGAAGGCGTAAAACATCTTAAATGTACTGTATTAAGTTTAAGATGTTGCGAAGCTATAACAGATAATTGTGTGAAATATATTGAAAATTGCTATGATATTGATTTAAGTTATTGTGGTAGTATCACGGATGAATGTATAAAACGCCTTGGAAAATGTCATTCTGTAAATTTAAGTCATTGTGAAAAAATTAGTGATGACGGGATAAAATACCTTGGAAAATGTCACACGTTGAATATAAGTGAAAGTAATGTCACAGATAAAGGACTAGAATATTTGATTGAATGTCGTGATTTGGACTTAAGTTATTGTAATAAATTATCTAAAAAAGGAATAAAATTTCTGCAAAATATTCCATCTCTAAAATTACACGGTGTAAAACGATTAATCTCTCACCTCCCGATTTGATGCTATGAAAATAACGAAGTTATTTTCCACCGCATAAATGGGATGAGAGGAAATTTCTCATTCTTCCTACTGATGCACTCGTGCATCATTCGGGAGAATAGAGATTAAATAAAAAATAAACATGTAAACAATAAACATTTATTCTCTAATCGCCGTTTACAAATTAATAATTTATTATAATAACTTCTTTTGCTGTATCGTTAGGATTTGAAGAATTAATTAATCTTTTACATACAATATTTTCAATAGTAAATGATTCAGCCGAAAAGTTGTTAGTAACTAGTTCTGTTGCTGAATTACTCATCATCATTTTTATGTTTCTTTGTTGCAAATCGTTACAAATCCTGAAAAGGTCTAAATGTTGTTCATATTTAAACCCTTGATTCGTGTAAGCAACAAATGATTTTTTATCATTAGGTGCATATGGAGGGTCAAGATATGTGAAGTCACCAGAAGTAATATTTGCAAGTGACGTCTCGAACGGGCAAGAAGAGAAAACCACGTTTTGAATGAGCTCACTAACCTCCAATATATGCTCTATATTTGCTATTTCTGGTTTTTTGTTGTTCCCAAATGGGACATTGAACCCGTTCGGTCCTATTCTAAACATTCCTCTAAAACACGTTTTATTAAGGAATAATAGCATTGCCGAACCATTCACACCATTTTTTTCTTCAGTTGATAATTTATTATACTGTTTTCTAATCCAGAAATAATAACTTTCTCGTGATTCTATTGATTCATCATCAGTTGATGGCTTTTGATTTCCGTTGATGGAAGTAATACTTATATACATTTCCTTAATTCGTGAGATTGAATTAAATAATTCTGTAGGATTTTTTTGAATGTTTTTATATAAATTAATCAATGGTTCATTTGCATCATAAGCATAAACAACACCAGAACATTTTATCAATCCTTGTTTAACATAACACAGAAACGCTAATAAGACACTTCCACCACCGAGAAATACCTCGTGATAATTGCAAATTTCTTTCGGAAACTTAGGGACTAATTTATCGATAATCTGCGTCTTTCCACCAATCCATTTGATGACGGGTTTAGTTATGAACTTCTTGTTTAATTTTATATATTCAGTCATTTTAATTGGTGTATATATATTGTTGTTTCTTTTATATCGTAATCAATTTTTTCTGCAATCGTAAAAATCACCAATAACACCCCCCTTCTATATTTTCAAACCCTTGTGGTTTTTCTGTATCTTTTGAATGAGTCCAATACTCATTCATGTATAGACGAACTATATCGGGACGTTCCAACAACCAACGTTTACCTAAAATACCAAATGCCATTTGTAATGTTCCACCCATATATATTGCGGATTTCTCATGTTCTGTAAATATGTAATTACTAATAATATTACCATAGCCACCACAAGATAATAGTGCTACATCATACAAATTTTTCATTTTATCCAATCTCATATAAAAATCTGCGAGTTCTTCGTAAAATTCTCTGGAATTCTCAGAACCCTGAGTCATAGGTGGTTTTATTGTCACAAATTTACAATCGGGAAAAAGGTCTACTCCACCATAAAGTTTTTCTCTATGTGGTAGTTGTTCCCGTATTGTTTCTTCAAACGGGGATATAATCAGAATACGCTTTCCTTTCAACGCTTGGGTCCAAGGATTTGAATGTACGTAATGGAATACGTCTAACGCATATGCCCATACCATTTTTTTTGTAACGAAACGTTTTTTTATATAATCATGCGACTCCTTTATATGCGGGTAACAAGCACCATTCATTTCCCAACCACAATATAAGTCACAATTTTCAAATGCTTTTAGATACATTTGAGAATACAGTTCTACAGAATTTATATTTGAAATCATTATCCCCGCATTATTTTTCATTGTTCTCGACACGTTTATAAAATAAGATTCGATATAACGTTTGTTTTTTTGAGAACATAATGGATATATTTCTTTGTATACAGCAAAATTATTCTCTATTCCAGCGACACGAGGTATAATAAATCTCGAATTATGGTCTAATTTTGATGATATATATTCACGGATTCTGTCATTGTCATTAAACCATATATTCTCTTTTTTCATATCTTCGATATTTACGTCTAATATTTGTTTATCTTCGAATCCACTTGGTGAAATCCAACCATAAGGTGGTGGAACAACGTCTTTTACTCCATAATTTCTGATATTACTTCTATGATTATGGTAAGTTTTTATGAACGATGGATCGTTAATTACATCATACCCAAGTATTTTCATCAAATATATGAATTTATTATCACAACCTGGCATTCCAAATTCAAACGAAAATATCTTTTCTTCTTCCATCATAATAATTGTATTCGAATGAAAAATCCAAGTGTCTTGTGAATCACTGCGAGGTCCAAAAATTTTTGATGTTTCAGTATTGCTACCATTATACTCATATCTCAACAATGCGAACATCTTCTTCTTTTCATCTATTTGACTTTTGAATAGATTTTTTAAAGAGTCGTCGAAAAATATATCAATATTGACAAATACTAGATACCCCTGAATATTGTTGCTTCGAATATATGAAAACACATCCTTAAATTTAATTCTATGTTTAATATCTGTTTGAATAATTTTACTACTATTTTCAACGCCCATTTCGTCATCTGTATAAATACGTTCATTTAGCAAATGAATTTTCGTAATATCAACATTAGAGCTATTATTTTTCAAACAAAATGTAATTTCATCTCGTCTTTGCTTGTCATCATGAATAAAAAATTGGGAAAATACATGGATTTCGGTTTTATCATTATCACTGATATGCTTCTTTTGTGTTGGTATTGATTGAAGTAAAAATTTCATTATTATGATATGATATAGCATTTTTTCTATATACCATTTTTAGATAATATACAGATAGTGCTACGGAACACACTACATACTATATTCAGTAAAAACTATATAGAATTATTTGTTGGTTGTAATTAAATGGCATACAATTCGAACAATCTTAAAACACAAAATGAATTACTTATGAGTAATTTGATGGATTTTTATAATAGTAATGACACGAAACAAAAAAATTCTAATTTCGTTAAAATGATGAATGTCGTCAATGGAGAATCCAAAATCTCTTTACGAATCATCGATTGGTTCGTTACAAACTACGCCAAAAAGAATTTTATCATATATAGTATTTCACACGAAAATTCTACTAATAACACATCAAGATTCAAGGTTTATAATGATTATAAATTAAAGTTGAAAGCATACAGCAAGAAAAATTTTGACCCTTTTTGTCGTTGGGAAAGAGTTAATATCCCATATGATGATAAATACATTGAAACCACTACAGGACAACTCAATTTTTTTAAGTGGGCTATAGAAAATAAAATTGTTGAGTATATAGAGGATAATTACGACGCAATTGAGAATGACATGAACTTACATAATAGCACAAGCAAAAAAAGAATGGCGGTAGAATCTACACAAGACGGAAAAAACGGTAAGACACGAAAGAAGAGAGAAGAACTCTCTATAAGTGCTGTAAAATGTGTTCGTAAAGAAAATGTTAAGATTACCGTCGTTTTCTCGTAATTATGAATTTTCCGATATCTTTAGGGTCTACTTTTAGATATGTTGTTTCTGTTGTATCATTTTTTTTGTCATCATTATAACTCAAATCTTTTACTGTTATTGATGCGTCGTATTCTGTAGACGCATCTAGTAGCACCGGAGGTTTTTTTTGTATATCATCGTGTACTTCGTTTAGTTCATTATCAACCTTACTTTTTGATGTGTCTTGTTTAGGCGTGTCATTAGACGAAACTGGTAGCACCTGAGGTTTATTTCGTTTATTGCGTACATCGTTTAGTTCAGTATCAACTTTACTTTTTGATGTGTCTTGTTTAGGCGTGTCATTAGTTTCATTATTCTTTACTATTAAATTCATAACCGCATTAATTGCAGTTTTTGAGATTTCATTCAACATATCGTCTACACGGGACTTATCAATGACTGACGATATATCAGGCACGGTTGTAGTTGTATTATTATTACTTACGGGAGTAGGTAATGGTGGCAACGACGATGTATTACTGTCAATGATTGTTTTATTTGTTGTGTCTTTACCATTGTCATTGTTTCTGACTATACTATTTGTGTCTGGGGATACAAATAGTTCTCTTATTCCTTGTTCAATGTCCTTTTTCGGGTTTTGTGGGGTACTTTTCATATTCACATCATTTTGAATATTTATTATTTCTCTTCTAATACTTTCTTCGGCAATATTTGCAATTTTAAATAATATAGATGCGTTTTTTATCATTTTGGCAGAATCAGCAGTTGGACCATAATTACTTTCAATAGGATTATTATTATCGTTTTTTGTTATTGGTTCATTTACAATACCATTATTATCGGTTTTTGATACACCTTCATTTACAATACCATTATTATCGGTTTTTGATACACCTTCATTTACAATACCATTATTATCGGTTTTTGATACACCTTCATTTACAATACCATTATTATCG